AGTACATAAATAATCGATTACATCTGATGCATCGAACAAATCTCCAGCTTCTACCATATCCTCGTATATTTCACTGAATTTATCTAAAAATTGTGCTTTTAGATTTTGGTTTGTTAATCCATCTATTCTATTGAAAGTTTCTCCGGTCATTTCTTCTATATTATCTTCTTTAAGATGGCTAGTTGCTTTTTCATATGAAGCACCTTTATCTACTTTTCTATAAGCTAAGGCTGCTTCCTTTTTCTTATCAGCAGGAATATCATCATCAGCATCTGCGATATCATCATATTGGTCTTCTTTAATACCTGCTTTCTTTTGAGATGCTTCAATTGCTAAATCAACAGCATCCCCTTCTTTAACCTCTGTTTTCTCCTTAGCCATTAATGCTTGAATTTTTTTAATTATATCTCTTTCAGGATGGTCTTTCAATCTATCTGCTTCTTTAGCCTTTGACATCTCGTCACTAGACATTCCCTCGAATATATCTATTAAATTATATTTGCTCATTTTTTATTTTTTTGATTTTGGTTTACGTCCACGTCTTTTTTTACCTTTTACAGCATCTGCTACGTCTTTACTTTCTTCAACTACACGTTTTGCTCTACGTTTAATTTCTTTAGCTGTTGATTTAACGTCTTCAATAGTATCTTCTACTACATCAGGAATTAAATCACCATCACGGTCAGCAATTTTACCTTTCTTAATGTAATAAACTACAGCACCAGCTCCTAATAATATTACAACCAGAATAAATAAGAATAATTTCATAATTTTATTTTTTAAATGTTTATTATAAATATATGAAAATTAAGCTAAATTGTATTTTTGCTTATATCTTTCAATTGTGCGTTCACCTACCCCTAATTCTAATATAACTGCATTTGAGGGCACACCTATTAACTTAGGTGTAGATATAATATAATCAATGTTTTCATTATTCCAAACTTTTATTTTAGTTTTAGCATTACTCCTATTAGAAGTATTAAACACCATTACTACAGGTTGTTTACCATACGCTTTACCCTTTTCAGGTTTAAATTTAGGTTGTCTAAATCCTTTTTCTTCCCAATGTTCCGTTTTCCAAGGTCCATTTGTAAATTTACTTCTATCATAATGCCAAACTGACCTATGGCCTAATTCAGGTTTGGATGGTACCTCAAGAAATTCTTGAGTGTATACTTGCCATGGGATAGCATCTTGCTCTTTTGGTCTACCTCTGCTCATAACTTATTTAGTAATTTCGTATTTTAATAATAAATTTGTATTGTTTACTTGTTTTTTATCTTTTTGGTTATAAGTAGAACTCCATAAAAACTCACCCCCATATCTTTTACTTATGTTAAAATATTCATCATGAGGAATTTCAAAAATCCTTTCATTAATACCATCAATAATACGAAGTAAGTCAAAACCATTTCGTTTGTTTTCTCCTGCACTATTAATTCTTAATTCACCACTAGGTTTAACATAATTAGTAAATTTAGTTTCAATTCTTCCTTTTATTTTATGAACTTCATCATGGCCTGTTTTATTAACAAAATCAGAACCTGCATCCTCTGCTACTTTAACTTCAACAATTAATGCTTGAAATTTAGGGTCATCTAATAAAGTATCTAAATTATTGTTAAGAAAATTTTTAAGATGGTTTTTTGAATAAGTGTATTCCATAATCTTTATTTTAAATTAATTAATTGCTCGAATCATTCGAACACGTGAATATACGAAAGATATCCTACTTACTCGCATTTTTTCAACTTACTTTTACTTTTTTTTCAAGAGCTTTTATGTGTTTACAACGTCTATCAAACGCTCTCCAACTACCGGGGCAAGTGCATGTATATTTACCTGATTCTGGATAATATGACGTTTTATACGTTTTATCTGAGCTACTACTGGAATGTGTTTCAGTGATAGGTTCTTGTTTAACTACTACTTTAGATTTTGGTTTAATCCATTTTATATCACTTAACTCAGTTTCAGGTAATACTTCTTGCCAAGTAGGCATTATGTATTTTTTACCTCCTAAACTCATTAAACTTGGTGGATTGAGTTCATGTTTATATTCATATTTAAATATTTTAACCCCAATATAACCTCCTAAACCACTTGGATTAATTCCAAATGCCTTACCATTAGGCCAAGATATTATTCTTGTTCTAATATTACCATGTTTGTTGTAGTTTTTAAATTCGTATAGCATAACCTTTATTTTATACGTAAATATACGTAAAATTGCTGTGGTATCCTAATTTAGTTTAATAAGTCTTTTTTAGGAGGTACAGATGAAGCTTCTATATCTATACTTAAAGCTAAACATAGACTTTTTAATTGACCTGCATCATGAATTGCAATAAAATCTTCATCAGTTAAATTATTGAATAAAGTTAAAGTAGGTGACTGCATTTATTGTAGTTTAGTTATAGTAGCATTTGGCCAACTACCTATTTGCATCTCTTCGTTAATAAGTAAATCTATTCTATCTGTGTATCGTTTATTCATTTTATCCATTACAACATACACACCATCATATGTTGTTCCTGCTACACATACTTTAGTACCTTTTGGGTATTCGGTTAATAAATCTCTTGATACTGCTATTATTTTATGTTTATATGGGTTATCTAAATCCAATTCAAACATAAAAGCGGTATGTCCAGGGTCGCTATTAGTTTGTTCAGGTACTGCATTATATACCGTAGCATGTACTTTCTTTTGTGCCGTAATATTAAAAGATAATAATAAAGTAATTGTGATGATTAAAATTCTCATATTTTATTTATTTTATTTATTTTTTAAATAATGTAAAGCGTCTGCTATTTTTTGGCATCTTTCATAGTCTTCATAATCTTCCATACTTTCAAGATTTTGTTCTAAAGTATCAATCATATCAGGACGATCGATCATAATGTCATAAATTAAATCGTCATCCTTTGTTGATATAGAAACTACAGGTATAGTTTGTAATTCTGTTTTTAAATTTTTCAAAGCAGTATCTACTATAAAAATTGATAGTTCTTTGTTACCATAAGTAAACCCTTGTTCTAGTTCCTCAGTAGTATCAAAAACCATTGTGTTTTTAAATTCCATATTAAAAGTTTTTTAAAAAATCACCTTTGATTTTCTTATCCTGTAATTTACGAAATTTCTCGTCGGTAGACAAGGTTTTTGACGCAAGTTTTTCTAAATGTTTTGATTTTTGTTTATCGTAACTATTAACTAGTTTATTATGTTTTTTATGCTTCATTATATTCTACTAACATATTGATGGACATCATCTTCATCATCATCACCTAATCCTAGTTCTCGTAAACGTTGTAAATGATATTCATCCACCTCAAATTCAATTTTATCAGTAGTACCTAAATGTTCCTGGTGGGATTCAATTTGTTTAACATCCTTATCTGTAAATATATCTCCAACGGTTAGGAAATAGTGATTGTAACACAACAACTCAGTATTTTCCTTACTATAATTAGATTTATTATTATCTTTAAAATGTAATAATAAAGGCATTTTATAATCTAATACTCTACGTTCTTTAAAACCACACATAGAACATTCCTCTAATAAATAACCTTCTTCTATAAGTCTGTATTTAATCTTTGCTGGTGAGAATGAAGCAGCGTTCACTCTACCTTCAATTATATCTAACAGGGCAGGGTCTTTTTTCCCATTGTTTAGAAATTTAGGAATACCTTTACCACTCTGGTTTTTATGACTGTCAAATATATTATATAACTTAGCATACCTTTTATAGTGTTGGTATGATACATGAAGGTATCTTGCAGCACTCATATTCGATTTTGTCTTCGATTGAGCGGCTTCAATTTGTACCTTGGATAATGGTTTTGCTTTAGGCATCTATTTATTTTCATCTTCAATCTCAAAAGTTATTTCGGGATTGCCTTCTGGGTTGATGTGTTTATAATAATCTTTTTCGTCTAATATTATAGTTTCGGTATACGTGTGATCCCCAGACCCAAAAGTCATAGGTACACCACGTTTAGCACTAATATTTGAACAATTTACACAAAAGTTATACCCATATTGGGTTAGTCTTAACTCAGGCATATCTTGGTTACATTTAATACATGGAATAGTTTTCACTTTGTTTTGGGTTTTAATATTCTATGGCATAAATATGTAGCCATTTGAAAATTAGATGGGAATATACAATTTTTCTATCGGTTATCCAAATTTTCCTTAAGTTTTTCTGAAGGTTTTGGTACAGTAAAGAATATTTTGGATTTGGGTAGTGATAAACTACCTTTATGAGCGGTGAAAGATTCTCCAATAGTTTTTATTCCTGTATCTCCTAATTCTCTAGCTTTAAAAACACAATACGGAGTACTCAATTGATCCCTAATACTGTGATTTTGGAGTTCTGTAAAAATATTATTTGATAGATTATTAGCTTCATCACAATTTTTTCTCACTAAAATTCCAGTTTCATAGTGATCATAGTTATAAGGTAATCCTTCAGAAAAATATTTCTCCATTTGTTTATTAACAATGGAGGGTTTATCTAAACAATAATAATAGGATTGAACCATACCTTCAACATATGTACTTTGTAAGTCAGTATGGTGATGTATTGCGGTATGATATTCACTTTGTAGTATATAATCTACAATAGCTGTAGGTTCAACTGTAAAATAACATTGGGAATCCATCCATATAGTATGAGTAAAATCCTCTAGAAATTTAGTTGGATTCCATTTAACTTTTCTAGACATCATCCTAGCAGACAATCCTTCCTCAATTGGGGTGTAAAAAACATCCCAAAATTCAGATTCTAAGTCTATTCTGTTTGTAAAGGCTACATATTGAACCTCACCCTTTGTGTGTTTAAAAGGGTAAAATTGACCAACATCTTCTAAAGGGATATCATCATCTGCAAATAATGCAGTGTAAACTGTTAGTTTCATATTTATTCTTTATTTAAACTAAATATATATTTTTTTAATTGATCAGTTGGTTGCCAATTTAATTTCTTTAAACTATCATCATTTTCACGAATAGTTTCTTTATAATTACCTAATTGTTCCGGTATGTTTATTGATTCGATATAAAATTTTTCTTTAAACCAACTATAAATTTGATTAATAGAATAATTATTACCCGTTCCTAATTCCCAGGCATCTTCATGTTTAATATCTTTCATTCCAATTTTCCATAATCCTTCAACTATATCATCAATATAAGTAAAATCTCTTCGTTGTTCACCATCACCTACAATAGTTATGAGTTCCCCATCTCTAACTTGACGTCTCCATTTACCTATAACTGCAGCCCAATCTCCATCTACTATTTCACCTGGACCATATACATTATAGAATCTAACTATTTCGATATCCATCCCATAGGTTTTTTTATACATTTTACATGCTTCTTCTCCCATGTGTTTACACGCGGCGTAAGGTGATTGATATGGGTTATGCCACCTAGAAGAGGAACCAGCGTATATGACTTTAGCTCCCGATAATCTAGCGAATTCACATACCTTTTGAGTACCAATAGTATTAACTCTAAAGGTTTCTTCGGGGTTATTAAATGATGGTTGTATTCTTGATAATGCTGCTAAGTGATATATTAGGTCAAAATTATTAGCCATTTCTCCTATATCTTCTATATCCTTGGTCATATAAAAACAATCGTCTTGATGATTTGATATTGACCCAACTTCATAGTTATCTAAGGATTGAACATCATGTCCCTCACTTAATAATTTTTTAATTAGAGCGGTACCTATAAAACCAGCTCCTCCAGTAACTAATATCTTCATTTTATTATCTTTTTAATACTCTATTATATCCTTTATCTGATAATTTATTACATATTTGGTTGCGTAAGAGTGAATGGTTACTCTTCCAGTGGGATGCTGATTTATCGTTTCCTTTTTCGTATCCTGTAATACTACCCCACATATCAGGTTTATCTTCAGGGTGTGGAGGAACTGCGGTTTCTATATTTCCATACATATAAGCAAAAGCAGATAATTGTATATCTTCCCCATTTTCCCAAGATATTGGATATTCCTGCCATAAATGTTTTAATGTATCTCTTCTCATAAACCAAGCATGACCTACTAAATCTACTAATTCTAATTTATTGTTACGTTGCCCATTCCAACCATATTTTTTATGAGGGTCATAACCACTACCCTCTAATCTTACTCCCGTTGTACCTAGAATATAATTATCCTCTTTCATATATCCAAGGCAATTTTTAAACCAATTTTTCCCTGGTATTGTATCATCATCAAAATATGCTACATACTCAGTTTGAGCTAGTAAACCAAAGGCAAACCTACCATGGAATTTAAAATTATGATTACACGTAACCACTTTAACCCCCAACTCTGAAAGGTCGTATTGTGGGGAATCTTCAGGTTTATTATACCATACCATCACTTCTTGTGGTTTGATAGTTTGGTTTTTAATTGCCTCTATTTGTTCCTGTAGATATTCTGGTCTTTTGTAACAATTTAAAATTACTGTAATCATAAGATGATTTTATACACGCACCATTCATCTCTTCCATTTTTATACTCATGAATTAGTTCAGAATTAGGATATGTTAACTTTAAATCATCTACAAAAGGATAATGAGTATAATCATCTATTAAGATATAACTTGTTGGGAGTAAGTAATCTTTTAAAACATTATAAGATAAACTTCTACCATTTCCATTAGGACCATCTAATAAAACTAAATCAAATTTACCTTTTATATCTTCTTTATTTAGAGTATAAAAACAATTTCTTTGTCCGGTATGGACCCTAATAGGGGATAGAAATTTAGAATTTACATCTATATAGTTAACTTCATTATGGATTACTTTATTAAAAGTTTCATTATCTAATTCCTTTAACTTTGAGATTTTAACATTTTTAAAAGGAGCGGCATAGTGAGGATCATCATCATAGGACACATAATCAATATTAATATCTTCTAAAAAATAAGTGCTTTGACCCGAGCCAAACTCGATTGCTGATTTTAGAGAATTATTTATTATAAGTTGTTCTAAAAATTGTAATGCTTCTTTACTTAAACCCCAACCATTATAATGGTATTTGTTGTAATCTATCATTTTTTTTGATTTTAATTATTGTTTTTTATTTTGGGTATTAATCTTTTTATAGTTTCATATACTTTGGTTGATGTTCTCCCATCACCATATGGGCAAGGAAATTGGATTTCATAATTGTCTATGAGTTTATTAAATAAAGGTAATAAGTATTTAGGTGAAGGACACATATATGTATGCCCACTTTGAATTCCTTCAGGACGTTCTGTGGTTTCCCTACATACTATTACTTTTTTATTAAAAAAACTTCCTTCTTCTTGTAAACCTCCACTATCACTAATTACCAATTTACATTTAACTAATATCTCTATTAATTCTAAATGGGATAAGGGGTCAATTACATTTACGTGAGTTAATACGTGTTTGTATTTTTGGACATTAGGGTTTGGGTGTAATGGTAAAATAAAATTTAGCTCGGGGTTGGATTTAGCTAATTGGTTTATAGTATTAAACCATTCTTCCATTTGGTAATGGTTTTCCCTTCTATGAAGTGTTACTAATACCTTATTGGTATATTCACATTTGTTTTTATGTTCAACCAAATTATCTAAGACCGTATTTCCTACTACAAATCCTTCCCCTTGTGCTTTTTCACTAATAAGATTACTTAAAGAAATAGAAGTGGGACAAAAATTAATATCTGATATTCTGGATATCATTTGTCTATATCCCTCCTCAGGGTAGGGATGGTGTATGTTGTCTGTTCTTAGACCTGCTTCTAAATATATTATTTTTATTTTCCTATTAAAGGCAGCTAAAGCACACCCAAAGGCTGAGCCTGTATCACCTTGTACTAACACGGCATCAAAATTCCCAATTGGAAATTGAACCATACAATCTGATATTATGGAATCTAATCTATTGTTACTTGGAGAGATATTTATACGATAGTCTACCTTAATATTTTTTAATAAATCAGGGTGTTGTCCTGTAAATAAGAGTTCGTAATCATCTTCCCTCATTAATTTGATTAGGGGTTTGATTTTTAACCATTCTGGGCGGGTGCCAAAACATAATAATATCTTTATTTTATCTACCATATACAAGTTTTTTGTGATGTATTATCTCCCTGAAGATAACCTCTATTAATTTCTGTTAAATACCCATTTAATGTGGATCCTACATCAAGATAGGTATTGTTTTTATTTTTCTCCCAAAATTTAGCTGCTAACATATTTCCTAATGGTCCGGCACAGAATAAGAATAACATATTTTTATAATCTTCTATAGGAAAATTTTCAACCATATCGAAATTATCTATAAAAGCTTCTGTGGTGATTGGTATATGTTCTACTTTAAAGGGTAATTCATTTATACGAGCATCTTTTCTTGCAAATAAAACTACTTTATGGTTACTAAATTCAGGAATAAAACTATTTTGATAATATGGGTAATTACTATTAACAAATATATTAGCCCAGGTTAAATTATTTTGTTCTGATTGTTCCCTCATCCATGTTACATGATCTTCTGGTTGGCAGCATTTACAACTTACTCCAACATAATAATTAGGGTCTTGAAATTTAAATGATCGTATCAATTCATTTCTTACATCACCATGTAATAGGGGATCAAAAGTCCAATTATCAATATTAGTAATTTTTTTATTAGCAAGTATAGCAAACTCCCCATCAGCATATTTGCTAAAACTAAACTTCTGTTTAGATTTGAGAAGATTAAATATAAATTCTATATCCCCTTTAAAACAATTTGTTATCATTTAAATTAAATTTATTTGTTTATTCACTAACTGCTCTTCCTTTATCTGCTTTCCAATCTTGTTCAGGTCTAACTTGAAGGTTAGTAACCCATCCTCCTTTAATAGTATTGAGATCAATATTATTTTCTGAGGCAAATGTAAGTAAGGCATTAACATCTTTAGGGAAACAAGTACCCCCATATCCTAGTTTACCATCTGGTCCTGGGACGTGTAAGTGACTATCTCCTATTCTTCCATCAGAAGCAAAACCATATAAAGCTGTCTCCCAATCGGTTCCTATTGCATCTGAAAGTTGTTTAAATTCATTCATAATAGAAACTTTAGTTGCAAAGAAAGTATTGTTCATATATTTAATTAACTCGGCGGTTGAAGAGTCTGTCTCGATTATATTTCTATTCATAAACCTCTGCTCAAATAACTCTCTTACCTTTTTAGTATCTCCTTTTTCTCCTCCAAAAATAATTCTTGCTTGAGTTAACATATCTAACTTAGCAGTTCTCTCAGTAAGAAATTCAGGACTAAATACTATATTAAGGTGTGGATATTTCTTAGAGAGTTTTTTTGTTGTACCTGGTAGTATTGTAGATTTAATAATATAGATGGGGAGTTCTGCTGCCTCCTCAAATACTTTATCTATATATGATGTATCTTGTGAACCATTTTGATACATGGGTGTTGGTACACATACAAATATGAAATCACATTCGTCTACTTCTTGTTTTGTATGAGTAGCTTTTAAGGGATCTACATCATAAATTCTTAAATCGGTAGTTGGAGAGAAGGCAAAGGCTTGTGACTCCCCAACAAATCCATTTCCTATTACCCCAACCTTAAATTTTTTATTATTCATCTCCTTTATTATAATTGGTTGTTTTCGATTTTATCGTATCTTTCATTTTGTTCTTCTTGTCTTTTAATTTCTTTATTGTGGTATATACAATATTTTTCATCTAAGGGTAAAATAGAGAAGGTATCATAACCCTCAATCATCCCATGTACTTTATGACCTGACCATTTAATTTTAGGGTTATTTTTATATATTCGTTTTTGTTGGTCGGGCCAATTTATATGTCCCTTGTCGTTGATTTGCCATCTCCATTTATTAATATGCTCTTGGGTTAGTCCCTTTACTATATTAGCTCGAGGACAAATAAGGGTATCAACGGGGTTGTAAAGGAGGATAGATTTAAGGTTTTGTAACAGTGAAGTGGATGGGATTTCATCTGCGTCTATTTGAAATATGTAATCTCCTTTACATTCAGAGTTCATATAATTTTTATTCTCCAAGAAATTTTGTTGAAAATTAAAGGGGAATGCTTGTACTTTATCTTGATGGTTTTTTAATACATCTAATACTTGGTCTGTTACTCTATTTTGATCATATACAACTACAATTTCATCTTCTTTATCAATTATTGGAGATATAAATTCTATTAAATGTTGGAGTTCTTTATGTTCATTGCAAACTGTTATTCCGTAACTTATTTTCATTATATTTCTACATTTATAGGGTTAATAAATTCATTTTCTTCTTTTTTATGGAACATTAAAGTAAAAGATTGGGGTGAAAATAATGAGGGTAAATGTATTATCTTTTTTTGAATTTGACCATTCATATAAGGGATGGCAAGGAGTTTTTCTTCATGGATTATATTATTTGATTTATCTTTTACAGTTAAAATGGCATAATCAAATTGACATGAACAGTTTACTTGTTCTCTTATTTCTCCCCATTTAGTTGACCAATCTAGTATAAGGGGTATACTTGTTACTTCCACGGTATTAAATTTTAAGTTGTTTAAATAATCTTTTTTTCTATCACACCCACAATCTTCTTTCCCCCGTAATTTAGCTATATAAGTAGCTATTTTTTTACCTTGTCCCAATGTAAGGATAGAGATTATATTCTCCAAATAATCTCCTAATCTCATGGTATTACTTCTATATATGATAAGGCATCCATAAAATCCCTTTCTTCGTATTTGGTTAAAGATGACATATCTGCTTTATAATCAGATTTTAGTTTTTCTTTTTCATCTAAGGTACAAGGGATAGATTTTATTGCGGACCACCACCAATTATTTCTCCCTTTTCCTTCTGCAAAAATTAACCCCTTACCCTTTATATGAATATGTGTAGGTACCCATATTTTTCCAGATTCTTCTTCTTCATCTAATAATTCTTTATAAAGTTCGGGTAAAATTTCCATTTGTTCCTTTAAAAATTGACTTCCACTAACCATAGCAGAGTTATGTTGGAAACCACACCCTATACAATATTCAATATTAATATCTTTAGTTACTTCTTGGGAATAACAGGCATCAGACCCACATCGAGTACATTCTTTTAATTTATCTAAATTCATATTATATTTTTTTTAGTTTAGGTAGTTGCAATTCAGGTAATTGAAAATTAACTTGGGAAGGGAAATGGGGAATGTTTGATTTTAAAGTAGTATCTACTAATTCTTCCATTTTGTCGTAACTAAAATTCGATTTGCTAAATTGTTTTTGTTGTTTTGATTTATTAATAAAATGTTTATATTTTTTATAACATTCCTTAAGGTTTTTTCCAATAGAGGATGAAGAGGGTTTAAACCATTGTGCCTCTGGGACTAACCATTGATTCGCCGCACTAGAATGCACATTTTCTAATTCCCCACCAATAAGAGTACTAAATTCGGGTTTTAGAAAATCTAAATGACCTGACCATCCTGAAGCTATAATAGGTTTTCCTGTTAAGCTAAATTCTAATAAGGGTCTTCCAAATCCCTCTCCTTTAGTTAAACTTACCATAGCTTTTACTTTAGGATGATTATATAGCTCATTCATTTCACTATCATCAAATTCCCCATTAAGTAAATAAATGTTAGGTAATGTTGGAGAATTAATTGTGTCTCTGATATTTTTGATTTTATCTAAAATATTATCTCTACTAATATATGAAGCTACACCCATCGATGCTTTTAAAATTAAAGCGGGTTTGGGTGAGTTTGGACCTTTAAAAGTTTCATAAAAGGCTTTAATTAATAATGCTAAATTTTTTCTATCATGACCAAAATCTCCCTGGATCCAATGACCAACATTAAGAAAACAGAATGATTCTTTAATATCTTTTAAATCAATGGTTTTTATTTCACCACTTGGGATTGGTTTATAAACATCTAAGTTAGCACCTTCAAATATTACCTCTATAGGTTTTTCTACTCTAATGTTTTTTTCTAAAGCCTGGGTTTGTTTGTTTCTTTTTTCATAATTCACACTTTCAAAAACACCCTTAGCAAAAGTGGAAGAAACCCAATTTACATCCATTCTATTTAACCCTTCAATCCATTCTGGTTTACAAATTGTTGCTTCTATACCAGCTGTACACCCAATATTATACTTCCCCACGGGTTGGAATTCATTGGGTATGGTGATTTGCATCCAAACATCGGGTTTGGTTTCCATTTTAGTGATGGTAAGATCATTTAAGTAGGACCATTCTGGGTGGTCTGTACAAAAATTAAATGAAGTACTACCCCACCTTTGTGGGAGTAGTTTTACATCATATCTATTTGTGTTAATAATAGCCTTAACAATATCTCTAGATCTTGCACCATAACCTGAGTAAGTATCATATGGGCAACTTATTACAAAAACTGGTTTATTCATTAATAATATATTTTATGTTTTAGAAATTTTCCTTTATATTCAGTAGCATTAATTAATTGGTATTTTTCTCTTGGTTCCCAAGTTTCAAATAATTCATTAAATGCCTCCATTACTCTATTTGCTTGATGTTTGGAAGTAAAACCAGCTTCATCACCTGTAACCCATTCTCTACCTTTTAAACCTCTTTCATTTCTTTCTTCCTTGGATAAATTATAGACTTTAATTAATTGTTCAGTAGCATCTTCCCACTTACATCTATCGTCAAATATATAAGGTGTTTGAGGTGAACCTTGAATTGATCTTGAAGTTGGATAAACTGGAAATACCCATTCACCATGTTCTTTGTATGTACCTTTATGGTTTGATGGAATTTCTGGTGATGGAGTAAACCATTCCCCATTTTCATCTACAAACCTCATTTGGTCTTGCATACCCCCAGTAACATTTGCTATTATAGGTGTTCCTGCTAAAATTGCTTCTGTAATAGTTAAACCCCACCCTTCATTTGAAGTTAATAACATTTGAACATCTGCTATATTATATAAATAATTTAATTCAGGGGTTGATAATTTTTTATGTGAAAATTGTATAGCATTAGGATAGGTTTCATCAAAAAAGTATTCTTTTACTTTATATAAATCAGTACCATGATCAGAAACACCTTCAGTGTGTAGTACAAATTTACACTTATCTGCTTTTTCTTTAGGTAAGGAATCAAGGAAGGCTCTAAAGGCTAACATTGTATCCGGGATTTGCTTACGTCTAATATTTCTAGAATTAAAGAATACTACAAATTCAGGAATATTTTTATTAAAAAAGTTGTTTTTAAATTTCTTAAGTTCTGCATCTTCAGGGTCAAGTGGTTTATAAAGATCAGGGTTTAACCCATGAGGTATATACTTAAATATTCTATTTCCTTTATCTTCACCTAAAACAATCTTGTTAATATTAACTGTTTGTTTAGATATACCCATTAATAAATCACATGCTTCATAATAAGCCTTATTATACATAGGGGCAGGATAATCATCCCATATATTAAGATATGTGATTGGAGTTGTTTTTCTAATTTCATGTTCCATATTAAATAACCAAGTAAAATATCTTGGGTCTGTAATAAGCATGATAGCGTCTGGTTTTTCGTCTTTTATTAGTTGTCTAATAATATTGGCATCACCATACCCATCTACTGGGTATAAGGTAACAGATGCATCATTTACACCTGTGGTATCTTCTATGCTTTTATTTAAGTCCAACCTTTTACCTTTATCTGGATGTTTAATAGCTCCTGCTATTTGAACCCAATTAAAGTGGTGAGCAGTATGTATTACAATTTCTTTAGCAACAGTAGCAACACCCGAATGTACTCTAATATCATCGCAGATCAATAATATTTTCTTCCTTTGGTCTTTAGGGATATGTTTAAAACTCTTATTCATTTAAATCAAGATTAGATTGATTAGTAATAGCTTTACGAAAGTCTTCATCTGTAAGGTACAAATAGATAGCTCGATCGGCAAGTTTTTGGAAGGAGAATTTTCTCTTTACACATTCAATCTTAAAGTTCTCGAATAAATCACTTTTGATTTTAACACTAGTTAGTGTCATGTCTTTGTTAGGCATAATCTTTATTTATTAAAACGTTATTTTATTATATATACGTATGTGGGAATCTACGAAAAATGTTCACCGGCTCCACATAATTCTTTCTCTTTAGAAAAAGGGCAGTATGAACAATTCCACTTTGATGGTGATTTGTGATAATCTGCTTCTTTTATCTTCCCACTTGAATTAAAACACTCATTAATAAAATCATTAATAGCATTTTTTGCTCTTGATAGTTTGATTTTACCACTTGGTGGAGTAAATTGTTGTACTCTATATGCTTGATATGGTGACATTAGGTTTTCATCATCAGGATCTAATACTTTCCTTTTAAGGATAAAAAATTCAATTTCAATTTTATCTAAAGGTATCCCATATTGTTCTGAGAAATATTGTTTATATAACAATAGTTGGAATTGTTTATTTTCATCTTTTTTGGCATAATCATTCCACCCATTAGTACTGGTTTTTATGTCAATTATTTTAAAGGTCTCTGTTTCTTCATGATATGTGACAACATCAAGATACCCCATATACAATACGTTATTTAACATTTTATTAGGTGCTACTACAATAGGTATTTCACAACCCACTAAATATGTACCCTTTTTACTAAAATATCTACTACGTTTTTTCTTAAACCAATCTAATATAGCAATACCATCATCAAAAAATTCTCTCATTTCTGCTGCATCTGAGAAATGTTCTGATTTGTTTGACTTATATTGCTTTTGGTATTCACCTATATATGCTTCTTGGAAATATTCTTCCATGTTGATATCTCTATCGGCGGCTGCAAACGATTTTTCATATGCTACATCTAAATAATGCTGCATTGCTTCATGGACTGCACTCCCGAAAACTGTATGGATTGAAGATGTAAATCTTTTTATCTTATCTTTATACTGTAGTTTCCAACGATGGGGGCAGCCCCTAAAAATTGACATCTGAGAATATGAGATGTTTTTTTGGTAAGCATAATTCACCGGAGGTGGTGGATTATTACGGATTTCCTTTACTATTTTTGGGAGTTTTTTCGCCAAACTATTTTTTCCATTTATCGCGCCCAACTAACATCCCTATAACACCATAATTGGCAATATCAATAAATGTGTCTTCCATACCTTCGTCTTTAACGTAATTTTTTCCACTTACCACTAGATTTCTTAAACGGTTGATTTTATCGGTTAATCTAATGGTTAACCCAGTTAACGAGAACTTCTTGTCATCGCTGTTATTAACGATATCCCCGCCTAATGTAATATTATTTAAACCGTAATCGAGCATCTTTTTAGCAAATAACTCGTATTGTTCCTCTTGTATATTCTGGAATTCTTCTGATAATTCAGGGTATTGTTCTTCAAAATGTAAAATTACATCTATCTCGTCTGTTTTACCATTTTTAGCATTCATAATTTCTCTATCGCTCATTTTTGTATTTATTGGAATTGATACTGTTGTGTTATTGGTTTCTGACCATTTACTTACTGAACTACCCATTTAGTTGTCCTTTAGTGTCAAAATACTTATCTAATGCTCCTAATCTATCATCGGCGTCAACTAACATAATAAGTGCTTCTTCAGCATTTTTATAAAAGTCTCCGGTTGAATGGTCTCCAATACCAACTGCTTGATTACCTAACAAATCAAGTGACAATAAGGCTTTTGCTTTATCTGCTTCCGCAGATGTTTTTAACATTTTAAATAATTTTTTCATCATGTAGTTGTTTTATTTTAATTATCATTTTATT